GCTCTCCAATAACATAGGAGGAATAAATGAGAGACATAAGAAACAAAGGTTGGTTTTGGATTGAAAATTCTTTAATTGATAGAGATGATTTAAACCCATATGAGAAATTGTTATATATGACATTAGCTAGATATTGTGACAATAATGGTAAATGCTTCCCAGCTATTGAAACTTTAATGAAAGCTACTGGAATTAATAGCAAAGCTACAATTGTAAAATATTTAAAAAACCTAGAAGAAAAAGAATTGATTTTTGTTATTAGATGCTCAGGAAAAAGTAATACTTATTATTTAAAAAATGCTGAAAAAAAAGAAAAAGAGCAGTTTATTAATAATACCAGTTCAGGAGATGAACCTGTTCACGAGATGAACCACACCAGTTCACCAGATGAACTACTACCAGTTCACGAGGTGAACTCTAAGGAAACTAATTTAAAAAGACATAATAAAAAAACTAATAAAGAAAAAAATAAAAAAGAAAAATCAAAAAATGAGATCCAGGAATTTATAAATAATCTTACTGAGGATAATGAATATAAAGAGCTTCTTTTTAAATACATTGAATATCGTAAGAATATTAAAAAGCCAATAAAGACTGTACTGCCTATCAAAAAAATAGTTAAAGATTTTCCTAATTGGTTTGTTTTAGATGAAGCTATTAATATTGCCATGGAAAAAGAATGGACTGGGCTAGAGCCTGAATGGATAGAGAAACACAAAAAATCTAAAGTTTTTAATAATAACAATGAAAATAAAATTGCTGAAAGTAAGGACACAAGCCATTTAAAAGTTGATGATGATTACATGGAACAAATGAAAGCGAGGTATGGATTATAATGACTAATCAAGAATTTAATACAGTATTTCAACCATTTTTAGACTATTTCCCTACAAGTGAAATGACTAAAGAAAAATTAAATATATATTATTTGGCTTTATCTAGTTTAACAGCTGAACAATTAAATTGTGCTTTTATATCAATGGTAAAAAATAGGGTATATAAGAATTTCCCACAGATAGCAGAAATACTTCAATATGCTTCTGGAACTACAGAAAATGAATTAGATGACAGAATTGTTATAGCAAAAAGAATGCTAAAAAATGCTATTGTCAGATATGGAAGCTATGGATCAGTAGAATTTGAGGATAAATCTATACATGCAGTGATAGATGCTCTTGATGGTTGGCAAAAACTATGTGCAATGAGTAGCGATGAACTAGAGAAATTTTTGACTTTTGAGTTTGGAAAAATCTACAAGGCATATGCTAGAAATAAATATCAAGTCAGCAATTATTATATCGGGTTCTATGATATGCAAAATGGAACTAAAAATATAAACAAGATTGGTTTTAAGAGTATGACACCAGCACTTGATAATAAGCAAAAATTAAAGGAGTTGGAATAATGAAAGAGGTGTGGATAAGCGAGAATAAGTCTAAAATTAAATTCAGAATATGGGATAACAAAAATAAAAAATTTATAGTAAATTCAGAAACTTTTAATAAAAATAAAGTTTTAGAACTGTATTCAGGATTAATAGATTTTCAAAATGATGCTATTGAGATTAAGCAAAGAGAAGATTATCATCTACTACAATTCTTATTCTGTGTTGATAAAAATGATAAAGAAGTTTATGAAGGAGATATTTTAAAGTGTCAATGGAAAGAATGGGGAACAGGAGAATTAAAAAAAATAGAATATGGAGTTGCTCATATGGATGAAGAAAATTTTTCTCCATTTGTTTCTGTTCCTAATGAAGGTAACTTTAATTTATTATACTATTTGATAGATAATACTTTAGAAATAGAAATAGTTGATAATGCTTTAAAAAATGAAGAATGGATGGAGAAATATTATTAAAAATTAATTATGCAAAGATTGGAGAAGAAAATGAATAAAAAACAATATGTCTATAGTTTCGATGGAGATTACTATGATAGTGATTTATATGATACAAGAAAAGAAGCTATTGATGCTGGAATAAAAGAAGCTAAAAAAGAGAAATATTTATATTTTTATTTAGGAACTGCTACAAAATATGAAGAAGATTGTGGAGGAATAGCTGATACAGTTATTGAATATTTAAAATCATTTGCTGAAAATGAAGTTGGAGAAGCTGCAGAAGGTTATATGAATTTGAGCAAAGAAGAAGAAAAAATACTAGATAAAAGACTAAGAAAAGTTGTTTTAGATTTTCAAAAAGAATTTAAATGTGGACCTGATTTTTATAATGTTTCTGATGTAGAAGTTATAAATCTAATAGGAGTGGTTGAGTAAAAATGGTTAGATACAATATAGAGGTAAAATACTTATGTTTTGGTAAAGAGCATACAAGTGAAGTTTACTATAATGCACTAGATAATTTAAATGAAGAAGAAAAAGAAAGTGTATTACAAGGTTATCTTGACATCGTAAAAACTTATAAAGGATTTGAAGGATTCTTAGAAAGTTATATTTGGAAAGATAGAGAAGAAAAAAGTCTTATAAATTTAAATAAACTGAAAAACTATAAATCAATAGCTTATGCTACTCATTTGGCTCAACTTGAGAAAGTAAAAGAAGAGTTTAATGAACTAAAAAGAAATTATATGAAAGGGATCTTTTTGATAGTGATGCATGAAGCTTTTTTGGAAAATGAGGGCAAAAATGATTGAGTATTTATTAGAACTTAGAGTAAAAGATGAAAATAAAATAAGAGTTATAAATAATCATATTTTTAGAGAAAAACATATGACAGATGAAGAAATGGAAGAAAAGCAAATAGAATTCTGTAAAAGTATGAGAGAAAATTATAAAGAAGCTGGTAAGGTTTTAGAGATTTTAGAGTATTCTATGACTGAGGTGAGTTAAACCATTATGAGTAAAAATAAAAAAAGAGAAATAAAATTTTTAAGAAAATTAAATAAGTCTTATAGAAGATATATTGATAATCAAATAATAGAATGTCATGACTTAAGAGAAGATAATTACGAAATCCAAAAGAAGTTAGATATTGCGAAAATTGATTTATATGTAAATAGCTTTTTCTTAAAAACAATAATTACAATTGCAATAATTGAATTAATAATAATTTTATTTTAAAGGGTGAATTAATGAAGCAAAGATTTGAAATTCCATATAAACCAGATTCTGTTAATGAACATTGGGAAATAAACAAATTTGGAAAAGGCTTGAGGCTCAGTAAAAAAGGGACAGAGTTCAGAGAAGCCGTACAATGGTTTATAAAAACTAAAAAATATAAAACATTTTCTAATAAAGTTAGAGTAAAAATAGAGTTATATTTTAAAGGAAATAGACCAAAAGATTTAGATAATTATTTTAAATCTATATTAGATTGTTTTAATGGCTTTCTATACGAAGATGATAAATTAATCTATGAGCTAAGTTCAATAAAAAATATGGGGTGTAAGAGAGATTATTTTATAATTGAAGTGGAGGAGATAAGTGATAAATGATAACAGAGGATATAAAAAAAGCAATACAAACTGAAGTAAAAAAACAATTAGGAGTTTTAAAAGATAATGATGGTCCAGATAAAAATACACTAACACCATATGAGAAAACTATTGAGCTCCTAAAAAACAGAAATCACTTTAAAAATAGAATTGAGTATTTAAAAAATAATTTAGATAACATCGAAATTAAGAAAAAATATTCAATTGGAGAAATAAGAGCAACAAACAACAATAATCTTAGTGAAATAGAAAAAATAGAAATCATAAAAGAAGAAAGATTGAAAGAGATAGAACTTTTAAAAGAATTGATTAATTTTACAGACTATGGATTGACTTCAATAGAAAAAGAAAAATATAAAGATATAATTCCTATGATGTATTTTGATAAAATAAAAATAGAGGATATAGCAGAAAAATTTGATGTAGATGAAAGAACTATCAAAAGAAATAGAAATTCATTGGTAAATACAATAGCAAATAACCTTTTTGAAAGTGAATTCCTGCAAAAGATAAAAAATATTTTTTTATAAAAATGTCCCTAAATGAACTGCACCCATAATCTTGGA